CGAAGTCGGTCTTGCTATTGCTTCTTTTGATTTTTTTACAATCTCTTTTGATACAGAAGTTGCTTCTATCTCTAGTGCTTCATCTATATTTTCGAATTTACTTTTCATAATGATACATCAATCCCCTTTGTTGTACTATAAACTTTACCATCACCAAAATCAAAACGAGATTCACTAAATCCAAAATCATCGTCCATTTCAACTAATTGATTATCTGCTGTTGTAATCGCATTAATAGAATCCCCTTCATTATGAGATTCAATTGATGTACCGTCTTGTCCTCTCAATACAGTTAGAGTATTCCCAGAAATATCTTTGATATACATTTCCTCATTACCAATCACAACATAAGAATCATTAACTAATGATACAGCACTTGAAACATTAAATACAGTTACTTTATCATCAATATTTTCAGCAAGTGTTGTTGTATTGTCATTATTGTAATCTTTAATTGCTCTTGGAGTGGCAGTATATCTCAATTCTCTTGATGCATTTCTAACATTTGTATTTGTGTAATAATCGACCTGGACTTTTTTGATTAGTCCATCTGTACTATCAGCAATTGGTCCAAACAGATATGTTTTTGCTGTAAAGTTTAGAGTATAAACCAAAGCTCTTCTTTCTGTATAATTGCCCTCATAATTATCTTCCATATTAACTCCTCCCTCTAAAATTATTGGGATATCTTTCTTTTCACCTATGGATGAAATTAAATTAATTGTTAAATTGAAACTTGGTTGAAATGCTGGAAGAATTTGTTCTACAATTTGAAGCATATCATCATTCAACTTAGTCATAATACTAAGTTGGAATCCAATATTATAAGGAACAGGCATAAAAACTTTAACTTGTTCTGTTCTATCAGTAGTTTTTATTGCTTTAAATGTCTGCATGGCAGACACTTTTCTGCTGTTGTCATATTTCAAACTTGTCATCTCAAAAGACATTCGAGGAAGAGTCATCGCAACTCTTTTTCTCAAATCTGGCTTTTGTTCTACTCTTGCTAAAAACTTTTGAATTGGACCATAAGCAATAGGAACTTTAATAAAACTGTAATCAGTACCATCCTGCTCCTCATGCTTGATATACACTTCATTAAAAAGTGTACCAAAAGCAATAATGGTTTTTCTGATTATTTCATTGTAACTATAAGTTCCTAACATAACAATAGAGTTTATTAATTATTTAGTAATTACCAAACGGGTTCTTCTGCGAAAAGTCAATAATACCATCTGCTTCATCTTCAATTTCAATATTTTCAGAATAGGGGTCATATTCATCAAATGTATTGATTGAATATACTTTATGTGTTGCTGCCGCACCAACTATCAGTTCACCATTAGCAAAGTTTCCACCAACTATTGAAACTTTAAGTACTCTAGTATCCGCATCCCAATCTTTCACATATCCAGTAGTTCCAGTTGAAACACCTCTAACCGATTCATTGAACTCAAAATTACCAGTAGATAATCCAATAGGACTTGTAAGTTCAATTGTTGGAGTAACAGTATATCCAGCACCAGCATTGGTGTAACGAATTGCTGTTACGATTCCAGTGACTGTTAATACTGCTTCTGCTGCTGCGTTTACTCCACCAGAAGGAGCAGTAGATATAGAAACAACAGGAGCAGATGAATATTGACTTCCACCAGAGGTAATAGTTACAATACCTAAAGTTCTAGACCCAAGAACAGCAGTTGCAATTCCACCAGAACCAGATTGACCTACAATTGTAACTGATGGTACTTGTGTATATCCAGCACCAGGATTTACTACAAGAATTTTATCAATAGAATCCCCTGTTCTTCCTGTTTTGCTAGTCATAATAGCAACTGCCGTTGCATTTTTTCCACCTGCTGGTGCTTTAGATATTTGAATTATTGGTGTGGATAGATATCCAGTTCCATCATTAATCAAATCAATATATTGAACTGATCTGTTTAATGTAGAAGCAATAGAAACCGTAGCAGTTGCTCTGATTGCAGTATCTTTAACCATATTAATGGTTTGAATATAACCAAAATCTTGAACTGACCTATCAACTTCATCGATGCCAGTATCAATAAGTTCATCTTCATATCTAAAGATTTCACATCTCAGTTCATAAACATAAAGATTGTTTAACTGATAAAATGGAACTTTTGCTTCCACATACTTAATTTCAAAAAGTCCATTATCAATTGGAAGATAAATCAAATCTCCTTCTTGTGGTCTTGTGGCAACTTTAATGTCTGGGTCATCCAACAAAAATGGAGATATAAAATCTTCATATCTTTCTTTTGAAATGATAAGAGTCAGTTCGTCACTTGTCTTTACTCCAAATTTTGATAAAATATCTCCTTGTCCTCCAAATCCATTAAAATTTGAAATGTATGCTTCAATTCTAAAACTATCATCAAATTTTGATACTAAAACTTCTTTAATAATTGTTTTCTCATTAATCAACTGTCTGGGCATATAAACGACATCTTGCCCATACATTTTCAATTGTTCATTGATTAAATCTTGAACAAGTCTTTGTTCACTGGAAGAACCTCCCAGAAAGTAGGGATTTAATGGTGCCATTATCCTATCATATCCATTGGAGGTAATTCGTATTCAGTCTTGAGTTCTCTTTCGAGTTCTTCAATTTCTCTAATCGCATCATTTAATATTCTTTCGCCATTCATCGTAATTCCACCAGGAAGTTGAACTCCATTAAATTTAATTAAATTTTGCCCCCATTGTCTTTTGATGATTGCTGTTAAATATCTCTTCAACCACCAATCATTATATACAGCAGAAAAATCTGATGGATCTACAATTCGAATACAATCAACAATAATATAACTATTTTCATTTACCATTGACCAGTCTATATCCAAATATAATCTGTGTTGTTTTTTGTTAAATCTCAATTGAACATCTGGAGTTATTAATCTACTAATATCTTCCAAATGTGTTTTCACCATCGCATAATTTAATAAATCCAAAGCACCATAGTAATATAAATCATTCAAAAATATTTGATATTTAATATTGAACAAACCAGAAGATATAGTATTTGCGTCTGATTTAAATACGTTATTTACCCCAATAATTGTATCTGGAAGTTGAATAAAATTAGTTGTCTCCTGATAAGTGACTGTTGTTATTCCAACAGAAGAATTTCCAGTTGAACTTGTGATACCTGTTCTTACTGTGTTTTTCTCATCTGGAAGAAGTTTGTGTTTTAAATATACTCTTGCCGCACCATCATAATGCCTTTCATTAAAAAATTGAATAGCATCATCCACCAAATCATCAATTTGGTCGTCATCGACATTAATTTCCAGAACAGGATATCCAAGTTTTCGCAAACAGTAATCAATTAATCCCTGACGACTTGATGGTTGAGACATTATTTAATTGAAGACTCTAATTATTTATCAGTATGTACCACCATCAATGTATGGATATGGATCCCATCGGTCTGTTGCTGAATTATAGACAAGCACCGAATTATTTGGTATTCCTGCTGGGGTATATACATCATCTAAATTTGAAAGTTTTGTTGTTGGTACGGCAGAAATTACTCTAACAGCATTTTCTGCACCAAGTCTTACTTTTATTATATTTTGGTTGATTTCTGGCATTGTTTTTATGCGGTGGTAATTCCAGCAGTAACTAAGGCACTTCCTTCAACAACTCTTGTCTTTGCTGTTCCGCTATCTAATAATACATCATAACAATATCTTCCTGGTCTTAATTTTGATGTAATAGATGAACCTAAAGATATATTAACACTTCCACCAGTTCTATTGGGAAAAGAAACTACAAAAACAGCAGAAGTGTTTAATGATGCTGATGATTTTTTTAATTTTGCATATCCAGTATATCCAGTCAAATTCAGTGGAGTATTTGCTACTGATTCGAGAAAAAATGTTTGCTGAAAATCAGCACCTCCTGGAATTGTTATATTAGCTACATATATTGCCATTATGATAACTAGATAAAATCTTTCCTAATATATTTAGGATTTGTTTTCTAAAAGTTTTGCGAGTAATGATTTTATCTCAGTCAATTCAGTTTTTAAATTTTCAATCTCACCTTTTTCATCTAATGTAGAGTTTTTAGCCCTCAAATATTCTTGATATTCATAATCATTACAATTTACGATTGCATTTGATTTTTCGTCACGATACAATCCTTTGTGTCCTTCTACTGGTATCATATTGATGCAATTGCTCTTAGGTCTCTAATAAGTGGAACATAGGATTGATTTGTTCCAGTCATAATGATTTTAATTTGAAATCCATTAAATGGGGTTATATTTTTACCAGTAAATTCATAATTACCAAAATCATTTAAAGTATTTGATGCTTGAACGAATCTATCAGATCTACCATTATTTTTTGAAGAATTAATTACATTTCCATTTTCATCAAGATTATCATATCCTGGGAAGAATTCATACAATTGTTGTGAATCTGGAGTATCATTTCTAAGTAATCTATACATAACTCTAATATCATTTGATGAATGTCTATAAGCATCAAAGAGAACTTTTAAACTATCTGCTGATTTTTGTAGTTTT